GATACCGGAATGCATCCTAATATCATCGCATAACAAAAGAATCTTTTTACGATCCTCTTTCTTAACATAACGAAATTTTTCTTTCATGTAACTATTTTAATTTAATATTTGTTTGTGTGTGAAGTTTTTGCTTGAAGCCCTCTTCTGTAAGGTACAAATAAATTGTTCTATCTACAAGCTTCTGTAGTGAAAATTTATGTCTTACGCATTGTTCTTTAAATTCTAATAGAAGATCCTCTTCTACTTTAACCGATGTTAATTTTTTAGTGTTCATAGTTTATATAATTATATGTATATATAAATATACTATTATCCCAAAACCCCTGCATGGCAATGTTCTGTACCTTTAAAGTCACAGAACATACAGTTTGATCTTGAAGGTGTCTTGTCATACTCCTTATCAATATATTGTCCGTTGCTATCAAAAGCATCGTTGATAAACTTTGTAAGTGCTGTAGTGGCTTGACCTCTTTTGATCTTTCCTGAAGGTGGTACAAACTCCTGCACTCTTCTGCCCATTGCTGGAAATTCTGGATTGGCTGGAACCTTTCTTTTTACTATAAAATATTTTACATCTACTTTTTCTACGTCAATACTAAACTGTCTTGCTAGAAATTCTTTGTATAAAAGCAATTGTGCCAACTTCTTATCATCCTTCTTTGCATAATCATTCCATCCTGATGTAGATGTTTTGATGTCTAAAATGATATATTTGTCATCCTGTTCATCGTAAAGAACAATATCGATATATCCTTTAAAGAAAACATTGTCAGCTATTTTATGTATCAATGGAATCTCAACTCCTACTAGCTTATAGTATTTAGTTCCAAAGTAAACAGAGCGTTTCTTACGAACGTATTGTAAGATCTCAACTCCATCACTATAAAACTCAGAAAGTTCCTCAGAAGTAGAAAAATGATTTCCATACTTTTCTTTCTCTTGAGCATAAATGTTAAATAATTTTTCGTGAAGCATTTGTTTGAAGTCCATTTCGTTTGACTTCTTTACAGTTCCTTCATATAGCTCTGTTAACCATTCCTGCATCACTTCGTGTACTGCTGTACCAAACACTGTGTGAATGGAAGGCTTGTACTCCTGTAATCCTTTAACATATTTTAATGCCCATTGATGTGGACAGGTGTTGTATGATAAGGTTTGGCTATACGATATTGATTTGCTGATATTATAATCTATAACTGGATTAGTAAAGTCTCTTATCAGGCTTACCTGTTTAAGAACTTTCTTTGCCATCCTTTAAGTTTTTGATTTCTCTTTTTAAATACCATAATGCTTTTTCAAGCTCTTGGACTGTGTCGTCTTTCTTTCCTGCTCTTGAAATGTATTTGATAGTATTCCCTAAACAGAATCCTAAGTCCCAGGCTTCAATAACTTTTATAGCTTCGTATGGATTATCTTTTCCCCCGTAGTGGTTTGGGTGATTTACTAATTCTTTCTTTTGACTTGGTTCATCAATAGTAAAGATTGCTTCTCTATCGTTCATAATAACATTTTTATATAACTATAATATAATAAAAAAGACCTGCGAAAGCAAGCCTTATTTTAATTATTTTACCAATAGAAACAGTGAAGTTGCCATTCCTAGAAAAGTTCCTACTTTATATAGGAATGTTTTATTTCTCTGACTCTTTAATTCTTTCTTTAAGTCATCAGTCATTCCTTTATACTCTCCAATTTGAATATCTTTCTGACTAATAATGAACTGATTGTTTTTATCTTTAACAGTTAACAAGTTGATGATAGTATCCTTCTGTACTTCTCTTTGTTCTAATTTAATTACTTTGTCTTGAGTAAGTTTTAATTCTACTTTACATCCATCATAACGAATTAAATCTTTTGCTGCTAATCTTGCTACTTTAGTTGGTAGAGTTATTTTCGTTGTATCTGTTTGTGAAAAAGAATTCAAGCTCAGGGTTAGAAAACTTATCAACAGTATTAGTTTTTTCATCTGTTTGTTTTTTTACAATTGTTATGGTATTATCTATGTGGTGTATTTCTTTTGTGATAGAAACTACATTTTCTTTTACTGAATCGATCTTAACATCGATTTGTTTATTAATTACTTGTGCTGAATCAATTTTAGTTTGGACTGATTCTATTCTAGCTTCGTATCCTTTAACGTCTGTTCTAATACTGTTTGTAGTAAATATATTATAACCTATTAATACAATTACTAAAACCAGTAAAATGTTTTGTTTATTTTGCAACATCTCTATCTCCTTTGTGTTTATCTAACTTATCCAATATCTGAGTAAGTAATTCGTTTTTTACAACACCTACCATTGAGGCATTTTTTAAAATAGAAATTAACTGGAACACCAAGAAAGGAGCCATAATTGTCTCACTTAGCCATGATGTTCCAGTAAATCCTTTTTCTATTGTTAAGATTGCAGATAGCATTACTATCCAAAATCCAAATGTTTTTAATACTTTTAAAGCTCTATAAGTTTTGAATCCTTCTTTTTTAACTCCAGCCCATACACCAAAGAACCCATCAGCAAATATTACAAATGCTACTGAAAGGTATTGTTCGATGTTATCTGCTGTAAGGTTCATAAAGTATGAACCTATAAATGCGCATGCTGTTGTCAATGATAATGTAATTAAAAGTGAAGTCTTCATTTTATTATTTTGAATTAATAATAACAAATGCTGTATAAGTACCATTTGAGTTTTTAAATTGAGTTTGTTTTTCAAGTTTAGTTCCTCTTAAAACAGTTGTAGAAGAATTAGTTTTTAAAGCTAAAGCTTTTAAAGCATTTTTATTAGCTAATTCAATTGCAAAATTTAAATTAGGACTTGTTCCTTCTCCAAATGATTGGGTATCTGTAAGATTTTTACTCCATTCATTTTTTATACTTTCAGGAGTATTTACTTGTTGAGTTATACTAGTTTTTGGTTCTTGAAAGGTTTGAGCTTGGGTTCCTAGAGAACCTAAAGCCATCATACCTGCAGCTATCGCAGGTTTCAAATTTAACTCATTTAATTGTTGAGAATTAGGAGTTAATTGATTTTCTATTAAAAATCCTTTCAAGTCAAAACTATCCATACCTATTTAACGTATTCGTAATACTTTTTAGTTTTTTCTGAACGGTCAGCCAAACCATGAGTACCACCGTTAATTCTTTTAGTAAGAGCTAATATAGCTGCATCGTTAATTCCTTTGTCGCATATCTCCCACAATTTGTTTTTGTCAAAGAAGAACATTGCTGACTCAAAAGAGTAAGTAGTTGCTACTAGGTCTGGATTGGTCATGATTTCTGGTTTGTTTAAGTACTTAGCAAATGCTGCGTAGTTATCTTTACCAGTTAATTGAAGAGCTCCTCTTCCTCTAAATTTGAAACCATCTCCTGATTTCTCATCTCCATTACCCATTCTTGATCCATATACTCTATTGGCAATCTTTTCTGGATTACGAGTATACAATTCATTTAAGTTGCCTGGGAAATATTTTCCAAATATATTTTTTAACCCATCTGCTGAATAGTTTAAGTTTTCTGCAAATGCTTTAAATCCTCCAGTTTCGTGTGCTGTTTGTGCAAAGAAGTGTGCTGCTCTTACAGGAGTTAATTTATAAAACTCCATTGCTTTTTTCATTGTACCAGGACCAAAAGCTCCGTCAGCTCCTACTCCGATCTTTTCTTGTAAACTTTTTAAGCTCATAATCTAATTTTTATTCTTCGTTGTTTGATTTGTTTCCGTTTTTCATTGCTGCAAATTTCTCTAATACATCTGGAAGGAATGAACCTAATGTGATGTACATGAATGCATCAAAGATGTACTCGTTTAATTCTAATGCTTTACCCATGTAACCTGTTACAAGGTCTACTGCAATTGCAATTACCATTACCATGAACGACATGAATCCGATTACAACTTTTTCGTTGTAGTCATTTGATTTTTTAAAGATACTGAAAAATCCCATAAAATAATTATTTAGTTTAGTTAGAATATAACTAATTGGTAATAACAAATTTTTCATAGTAACTGATTTGGTTTCTAATAAATAGGAACAAAAAAAAGAGGCACGAAGCCTCTTTAATGTTTAATCAAAGTCTGGGATTATTCCTCAAAGTTCAACCCTTTTAATTCCTTTGGAAGGAACTCAGTGTTAACATGACCACATGCCTTACACGCGAATACTGGTATTGGCATGTAGGTTGTTTGACCTGTTCCTGTAAGGATCCCGCTAGCTTTTCTAATGTGAAGAGCTTCCTCAAAGAAAGTCTTTGAGCATTTCTCGCACTCTACCGGAAGGGTTTGGTCAATCGATAGATTCATTCTTGGTTGTTGTTCCATTTTAAATTTGTTTTTCATTGCATAATTCATCTACCTTTATAGCATCTGCTGCTATTTGAAAGACAGTAGCCGGTGAGAGGTTTGGACCCTCTTTTGATATTTGAAGAACTTTTGATAAAAGATGCTTGGTAAGAGAAGTATGCTCACTTGCTTGTAGTACTTCTACAATAATGGACACGCTTCTTTGTTGAGGTGTATTCTCAATAAAGGAAGGCTTCTCTCTTAACTCTTCGTATTTGGCTCTTGAATCTGACATTGATTATTTTTTTCTAGGGTAGTACTTTCTTTTTTTTTTAGGCTTTGCTGTTTCTACTACTGCCTCAACATTTGTTGTTGTAACTTCTGGTACTACTTTGGCAACCTCTACTACTTTTTCTACAACCTGTGGTGCTACTACTTCGGCAATAGTTTCTACTGCTTTTGTTTTTTTAGCTGGCTTGTCAATAGGAAACTCTGATTTCTTCTTCTTGATAGTTGTCTTTGGTGCAACAGGACGTAGGTCTTTGTTGTAAAGTTCTTTTGCTAGGTCTGCTAATTCTTGTACTTCGGCATTGTTGTCAAAGTCTGCTTTGAATTCTTTTAAGGTCTTTGTACCTTTTTGCACATTATATGCAATGAAAGTAGCTATTGCTACAACAGCTGCTACTAAGATAATTGATGTTAAAATTGTCATATGTTTGTTTGTTGGTTAAAATTTGCGCGTGACACCTTCGGTGAGGAGGTTTGCGCCACCTCACCTCTCGGTCTCCTTTTTATTTGCTTTCTGCTGTTGATGCTTTTTTGTAGTCGGTAATTAACTTTTTAATCTCTCCAATTGCTTTTCTTGCTCCTGCTTGAGATTTTTTAGTTGTTCCGTTATGTCCTGCTACAAAACTTTGATACAACTCATCGATTTGTTCGAATAATTCTTGCTTGTTCATCTTAATTTGTTTTTGATTAATATTACATAAACTGAGAAGGATCGATTCCTGCTTGTTTATCTTTTGGTTTTTTACTTGTGATTACACATTCTGTGATTAACATTGTTCCTGCAACAGAAGCTGCATTCTCTAAAGCTAGTCTTGTTACTTTAGTTGGATCGATAATACCTTGTGCTAGCATATCAACGTACTCTCCTACTCTAGGATTGAATCCTTGCCACTTGTCTTGTGCAAGTAAAGTTTCTTCTCTACTTTCAATGGTCTCTTGAGTTTCTCCTGCATTCAATAAAATTTGTTCGAATGGCTTTCTGATTGCTCTCATTACAATATCGAACCCTTTTTCTTGATCTGGGTGAGATGCTACTAGTGGGTTGTGTCTTAAGAAGAAAGATGCGTTTAGTAAAGCGATTCCTCCACCTGGAAGTATTCCTTCTTGAAGTGCTGCTTTAGTTGCATGAAGAGCATCGTCTACTCTATCTTTCTTTTCTTTCATTTCAACTTCTGTATGACCTCCAACATGAATCATAGCTACTCCTCCAATAAGTTTTGCTAATCTGTCTTGTAAGATTTCAATCTCATAAGGTGAAACTGTATTCTCGATTTGTTCTTTTAACTCTTCGATTCTTTTTGTAATAGCTTCTTCAGTTCCTTTACCATCTACAATGGTAGTGTCATCTTTTCCTACTGTTACTTTTCTAGAGTTACCAAACCATTCTAAGTTGAATTTATCCAACTTCATTCCTTTCTCCTCAGATACAACTGTACCTCCTGTTAGAGCTGCAATGTCCTCAAGCATAGCTTTCTTCTTATCTCCAAATTCAGGAGCTTTAACTGCTACTACTCTAAGAATTCCTCTCATCTTATTTACAACTAATGTTGATAAAGCTTCTCCATCAATATCATCTGCAATGATAAGTAAGTCTTTATTTTGTTGTGATACTGATTCTAGTAATGGAAGTAATTCTTTAATTGCTTGAATTCTTTTATCTGTGATAAGGATTAAAGGAT